GTCATAAAAATCAAATATCCCTCAAAAGGTGCCTTTTTATGAACCAAGTTGACTACATTTTGACATATTATCAAGCGATAAAATCGGGAGTTGTTACGACTTCGAAGTGGGTTGTAATGATTTACGAATACATAGTCAAGGGCTTGGAACGAAAGGACTTCTTTTTTGACATCAAGAAGGCGAACGCCGCCATTGATTGGATAGAAACACATTGTTTTCACACCGAAGGAGTGCTTGCGCCTGGGAATTTCATTCTTGAACTTTGGGAAAAGGCTTTCATTTCGTGCATTTTCGGGATCGTGGATAAAAACGGGCTCCGACAATTCCGCGAGGTGTTTTTGGTTGTTGCCAGGAAGAACGGCAAAAGTGCGCTTGCGTCTGCAATCGGTCGTTATGAGTGGTTTATAGATGGGGGATATGGCGCGAAGATTTACACCGTCGCCCCAAAGCTTGACCAAGCCGACATCATATACCAAAACATATGGCAGCAGACGACAATCGACCCCGAGTATAAAGCCCAACAAAAGGAATATGACATTTTGAGGGCTCAACGTGACGGGGGAACCAATGCGCGAAGGTTCATCGAGAACATGCCGCGCCACCGACAAAGCGATTTATATTTGCCGAGTAATAACGGCATGGTGAAAAAGATCGCGTTTTCTTCCAAGAAATCCGACGGCTTCAACCCGTCCTTGTGCATATGCGACGAGGTCGCCGCGTGGGAAGGTGACAAGGGTCTAAAACAATACGAAGTCATGAAGTCGGGAATGGGCGCGCGACCCGAAGGGTTATTATTGAGTTGTACAACATCGGGATATATAAACGATTCAATCTTTGACGAGTTGATGAAACGGTCGACCCGTTTTTTAATGGGCGATTCCAAAGAACGAAAACTATTCCCCGTGTTGTACATGGTTGATGATCCCGACAAGTGGAACGACATCAACGAGCTTCGGAAATCAAACCCGAATTTGTGCGTTTCGGTTTCCGTTGATTACCTAATCGAGGAAATCGCCGTCGCCGAAGGTTCACTTTCAAAGAAAAGCGAGTTTTTGACGAAATATTGTTGCGTCAAGCAAAATTCAAGTCTTGCATGGTTGACCGCCCAGGACGTCGAAAAGATATCGGGGGCACATATGGAACTTTCCGACTTTTCCGACACATACGCGATTTGCGGGATAGACCTTTCACAAACGACCGACTTGACCGCGGTCACGACCATCATCGAAAAAGACGGGGTCTTGAATGTATTCGGGCAATTCTTCTTGCCTAGTGAGAAAATCGACATTGCAACGGCAAGGGACGGGCTCCCATATGACCAATATATCAAGCGCGGATTGCTCACCTTGTCGGGTGAAAACTTCATTGACTATAACGACGTTTTCCAATATATCACGGGGTTGATGGAACGCCACAAGATATATGTCTTGAAAATCGGATATGACAGATATTCCGCGCAATATCTAATCAAGGATTTAGAAGCCTACGGGTTCAACACCGACGACGTATTCCAAGGGGATAATCTTTGGTCGGTCATACAAGAAACCGAGGGGCTTATAAGAGATAAAAAAATCAACATAGGCAACAACGATTTGTTGAAGGTGCATTTGTTGAATTCAGCTATAAAGATGAACACCGAACGCGGTCGCGGTCGGCTTGTAAAGATAACACCAACGGCGCACATTGACGGAACCGCGGCACTATTGGACGCGATGACCGTCCGCGCCAAGTATTACAACGAGATAGGAGAACAATTAAAGAATGGGGCTTCTTGACAAAATTTTTAGACCCGATAAAGCGAAGGAAAGCGCGGAAGTGTTGAAAAACGCCCACGCTTTTTTTACGACCTTAACGGGGTACAAACCCGCCTTCACATCGTGGAAGGGCGAAATATACGAAGCAATGATCGTGCGCGCTGCCATCGACGCAAGGGCGCGTCATGCTTCCAAATTAAAATTTGAAACGTTCGGAACGGCTAACAAACCACTACAAAGCAAATTGAAGCTTGCGCCGAACGAGTGGCAGACCTGGAGCCAATTTCTATATCGCGTTTCTTCAATCCTTGACGTTTACAACAACGCGGTAATCGTCCCCGTGTTTGATGAGTATATGACCATCACGGGGTATTTTCCCGTTTTACCGAAGAAATGTAGCGTTCTTGAATACAAGGGCGAAGCATGGTTGCGTTATGAGTTTTCAAACGGACAACGCGGCGCGGTCGAATTCAAAAAGTGCGCAATACTCACAAAGCACCAATTGAAAAACGACTTTTTCGGCGAAACCAACGAACCCTTGGAAGAAACCATGCAGCTTTTGCACATTCAAAACCAAGGAATCGAAAATGCGGTCAAGAATACGTCAACTTATAAGTTTTACGGACAATTGACGAACTTCGCAAAGCCCGAGGACTTGGCGAACGAGCTAAAGAGATTCACCAATGAAAACTTATCAAGCGAATCGGAAGCGGACGGGTTCTTATTATTCCCGAACAATTATAAGGACATTCACCAAATGGATTCCAAGCCCTATACCGTGGACGCCGACCAAATGAAGCTTATTTATTCGAACGTTTACCACTATTTCGGAGTGAATGAGAAGATTTTGGAAAATTCCGTCACGGGCGACGAGTGGGCGGCATTCTATGAAGGCGCAATCGAGCCGTTCTCTATTCAGCTTTCCGAGGTCATGACCAAAGCGGTATTTTCCTAAAAAGAAAGGGTCATGGGTTCGGGTGTTATGCTCACATCGAACCGTCTGCAATACTTATCCGCAAAGGACAAGTTGGAAATATCAAATTCTTTCGGCGATAGGGCAATAATGAACCGCGACGAGATAAGGGACATTTGGAACCTTCCGCCATTACCGAACGGCGAAGGCAAGAAATACACCATAAGGGGCGAATATTACCTAATCGACGAAGAAGGGAACATCACATCGAAGGAGGGCGGCACTAATGCCAATTAAGACCGAGAGAGAATACCGCGCTTTTGAAGTAAGGGCGGACGAAAACGAAAAGATTGTCGTTGGCTACGCCACGACATTTGACGAGCCATACACCTTGTATTCCGATAATGATTATGAGGTACGCGAGGTCATGGATCAAAACGCATTTGACGAAGCCGACATGAGCGACGTAATTATGCAATACAACCACGAGGGAAGAGTGTTTGCAAGAATGTCAAACGGAACCCTTGAAGTTAAGGCAGATAAGCCGAAAGGTTTATTGATAAAAGGTAATCTTGGGGGAACTGAATTAGGCTCCCAGGTTTACGAAGAAATCAAAGGCGGATACACAAACAAGATGTCGATAGGCTTCACCGTTGACCGCGCCGCGGACGTGTGGACGCGTGAACAAATCGACGGAAAGACCATCGAAACCCGTTTCGTGAAAAAGGTCAACAAATTGTTTGACGTTTCCGCGGTAAGCATTCCCGCCAACGGCAACACATCGATTGAAGCGTTAAGCATTCGCGCACTTGTCGACGGAGCGATCGAGAAGTTAGAAGCGGAGCGACTCGAAGCGGAAAAATTAGCACTTGAAAAGATGAGAGCCGAAACACGGGCTAGACTTATGGAGGACTAAATGGAAATCAAAGAAATGAATTTCGACGAGTTGGAAACAAGAAGGGCAGAGCTTGCAGCCGAAATCGACAACGCCGACATGGAAAGGCTAACCGCCATCAATGCCGAACTTGACGAAATCGAAGCAAGAAAAGCCGCACTTAAGACCGAAGCCGAAGAAAGGGCAAAGACAATTGAAGAGGTCTTGAAAGCACCCGAACCGACACCAATCGTTGAAGAAAGGACAAACACAATGGAAACAAGAAACACCAAAGAATATATCGACGCATTTGCAGAGTATATCAAGAGTGGCGATGATAAGGAATGCCGCGCACTCCTTACCGAAACAGTAAGTGGAAGCGTTCCCGTTCCCGCATTTGTTGACGAGATCGTGAGAACCGCCTGGGAAAAGAATGATATTCTTGCAAGAGTAAGAAAGACATTCTTAAAAGGCAATCTCAAGGTTGCTTTTGAAAGAAGCGCAGACGGTGCCTATATTCACGTTGAAGGAACAAGCGCACCCACCGAAGAATCACTCACACTTGGAATCGTGACAATGATTCCTAGAAATATCAAGAAATGGATAACCATTTCAGATGAAGCCGTCACAATGGGCGGCGAAGCTTTCGTTAGATACATCTATGATGAACTCACATATCAAATCATCAAGAAGCTTTCCGACGAGATCGTTGGCGACATCGCGGGACTTTCCACTTCTTCAAGCGCAACCGCACCCGCTGCCGCAAAAGTTACACTTGCGCCCGCACTTGCAACAATCCCGACCGCATTCGCCGCACTTTCCTACGAAGCCGTCTACCCCGTTATCATCATGAAGAAGGCAACATATGCTAAATTCGTAGCTGCCCAGGCAGCCGCACATTATGCATTTGACCCCTTCATGAATCTGCCCGTTCTGTTCTCCAACAAGCTTCCCGCATATGATAGCGCAAGCACAAACGCGGTATATGCAATCGTTGGCGACCTTAACGGTGCCCAGGTCAACTATCCCGAGGGCGACGACGTAGTCATCAAGTGGGACGACATTTCACTTTCCGAAAAAGACCTCGTGAAGGTAGTCGGCAGACAGTATGTCGCCCACGGTGTAACCGCTAACGGCAGATTCACCAACATTGCAAAGCCTTCAACAACCTAATTAAAGGCTAAACGCGAAAGGAGAAAGGAATGTATTTGCTTATAGCGATCCCGACGTTGGACTTTCAGCACACCGCGTTTGTACAAAGTCTTTTGGATTTGGTGGCAAGGTTAAACGATGAGGGAATCCGACACGAAGTAAAATTCGCGTCGGGTACTTTGGTATATGTCGCCCGCGATCAATTGGCGGCGTATTCGTTGGAAAAAGAATTCACACACATTTTGTGGCTTGATTCCGACATGATATTCACCGACGATATTTTGGACGACTTGACATTCTGCGAAAAGGATTTCGTGGCGGGCATTTTCCACGGACGACGCCCGCCCCATCTTTCTTGTTTGTTCAAGTCGCTTGATCCCGTGGACAGATACACCGCGAACGAATACCCAACGTCATTATTTGAAATAGCGGGTTGCGGGTTCGGCTGCGTCTTGATGTCCACCGAGATTATAAAGGCGGTACGCGAAAAATTCGTTTCGTGTTTTCTCCCCGCGAAAGACCTGGGGGAGGATTTAGCGTTCTGCGCCCGTGTCCGTCACTTGGGCTTCAAGATGTACGCAGAGCCCACCGCGAGAGTGGGGCACATTGGGCACATACCTATTTACCCCGAAGATGAAGAGGGATTCATGAGCAAAATTATAGGAGTGTAAAATGCTTGAATTAGTAAAGTTAGCATTAAGAATCAAAACAACGGCTTTTGATGATGAACTAAACCAATTGATTGAAGCCGCCAAAACCGACCTTGGATTTGGGGGCGTGGTTTTACCCGAAACCATAGACCAAATTGTGAAACAAGCCATCATCACCTATGTCAAGATGAATTTCGGGCTTCCTGAGGATTACGACAGACTCAAAAAATCATATGATGAGCAAAAGGCACAGTTGGGCACGGCTTCGGGATATACCGTTTGGGGTGATTCAAATGTGGGATAGTGTGGCGACCCTTTACAAGGAAACGTCGAGATAATACGACAATTACTCCAATGAATCAATTGGATACGAAACCCGCGAGGTTTACGTTTACCCCCGTAGTGTGTATAATGCGGAATTCTATCGCGCGGCACAAGTCGGGCTCCACCCTTCAATCACGTTAGAGCTTGCAAACCGCGAGGACTACGAGGGCGAAACCCTTGTCGAATTCGAGGGCAAGATGTACGACGTTATAAGGACGGATTGGACGGCGCAGCGCGACAAAATATCACTTGTATTAGGTGAAAAACATGTCGTTTGAAGTTGACTTGACAAGGATTCTTGACGAATTCAACGAAAAGGAAAACGAAACCCTATTCAAGGACATATCAAAGGCGGGCAAGAAGGCGAAACAAGACCTTTTGAATAACTCACCTAAAGACACGGGCGATTATTCCAGGGGTTGGACAATTAGAACCAAGAAAAGCAACAAAACAATTTCCGTTATCGTTCACAACAGAACGCACCCGAGATTGACCCACCTTTTGGAAAAGGGGCACGCGATCCGCAACAAATACGGGGATTTCGGACGAGCCCCCGCGCACCCGCATATAAAAAACGCACAAGACAAAGCCGTTGACTATTTAACGAGGGAGTTAAAAAACGACCTATGACTTTAAAACAAATATTTACACAACTAAACATTCCTTTTGCATATTCCCATTTTAAAAAGCCCGTTAATCCGCCGTATGCGGTCTATTTGGGGAACGGTCAAACGACGTTCGGGGCGGATAATACTTGGACATATTCAAGGAACCTTTATCGCGTCGAATATTATTTCGCCGAAAAGGACGAATCAAAAGAAGCCGCCATCGAATCGGCTTTTTTAAATAACGGGTTTAACTACACAAAAAGCGAAGATGTCTATATCGAGAACGAAAACATTTTCGTTATTTACTACGAAATATAGGAGGAACACATGGCAAACAAAGTTTTATTCGGTATTTCCAATCTTCACGTTGGAACATATACCGACAACAACGGCACCGTTACACTTGGGACACCTTACCATCAAAAGGGTGCCGTGTCCATGTCACCCGAAAAAAAAAAAAAAAAAACCGACTTTTACGCCGACAATATCCCATA